AATACTAGCCCCCCCCGCTATATATAGTGTGCAGAGGTATGAGCAGGGGTTTCTAGTCTTTTGCCACTTGAGCAGAGGTTATCAGCCGTTGATCAGCGCAAAAATGAATCAACGGTCGATCAAGGCTTGCGGCTTTCTTCTCCAGCAAGCTACTCACCTGGATCGGTGACGTGGAAAGTGGTTGCGTGCACTGCAAGCAAAGTAACAGATTCCATTTGGATAAGAAGGAATCTTTTCTAGTGGACCCCCCCATAATTATTAATTCATATTGTTCCCGGCCTTCGGCCGGGTAGCACCTCCCAGGCCTTCGGCCTGGGCAGGATATTAATAAAGTGTAAACGATAGCGCGTGTTCGGCGTGTGCGTGTTCGGCGTACACGTGTATGTCAAATGTTTATTAATTTTATTCTATCCTCGGATATTTTAAAATAGTCCGGGAGTACATTTGACAGTACAATTACATGTATATTGTCGAACCCCAAATAACTAAGGGGTTCGTACTTGTCAGAGCTAAATGCTCTGTTCTTCATACATTCTAATACAGCATAATTCATATATGTATCAGTACATCTAGGAAAATCCATAATTACATGTCTTTTCGGATTTTCTATGTACTGATACAATATGTCCTTCTTCGACCCTCCACACGTGTAGAACCAGTCGGGCTTCAACCCGAGAAACTTGCCGAACACGGACTTGCCTTCTCCACCGGATCTTCCACAGACCCAGATGATGGTTCTGTCATCCGGTGGTTCTTCAATGGCAGCGAGGACTTCATGCTGCCAATCATGCAGTGGATATGGGAAGTCACGTGCAGTGGCCCACTCTCTCCATTCCACCGCATGTCTGTGAGCGACGCATCTTCTATATCCTCCAGGGTCTTCAAGAAGCAGGTCGTCAGGGTCCTCTGCAAATCGCTCGAGCAGTCGCCGTTTACATCCAGCTCGAGTCGCGATTCCGTGCTCGAATCGTACCTGTTCTTTCGAACAGTAATCTCTGTTCTGCAGGTCGGAGCCTTGAGCCCTTTCAAGGTGTACCGTGTCATTTCTCAGGGCAGTCTTCAAGGCTTGCAAACTCTTCCCCGCACCTTTCAGGTGGATGAAGCCCTGCAGATGTCGTTGCCCAGTTGTCGGAGCGGTCTCGTCCCCTACTATCGCGTAGGTTGGATCAAGGGACTCGATCCGTTGCACCAACTGGGCTGCTTCTTCTTCTGAACGGTAGTTCAGAGTGAAGCACCATCGTCGAGCACGGCTGCTCATTTATAACCGATGAGCAGGGGTATGAGCGGGGGGGGGT